TAGCCGCGCGTCGAGAGCGCCGCCGCCGCGTTCGCGTAGCGCGCCGCCACGAACGCGTCGTCGCCGGCCACCAGGCGCGCGATGAAGGCGCCGCCGAAGCAGTCGCCCGCCCCCGTCGCGTCGAGCGCCTCGACGACGAAAGCGGGCACCAGGCGGCGCGCGTCGCGGGTGGCCACGTAGGCGCCGTCCCTGCCGAGCTTCAGCGCGACCACCCGCGGGCCGCAGTCGAGCAGCGCGTCGACGATCGCATCGCGCTCGTCGAGGCCCGTCAGCACCGTCACGTCGTCCCAGCTCGGCAGGCAGATGTCGGTGCGGCGCAGCGCCTCCAGCATCACGGCGCGGGCGCGCGCGAGCGGCCACAGCTTCAGGCGCAGATTGGTGTCGAAGCTCACCTGCACGCCATGCGCGCGTGCCTGGTCGATGGCCGCGAACGCCGCGTCGCAGGCGCTCGCGCTGATCGCGAAACTGATGCCGGACAGATGCAGCACGCGCGCCGCGGCCAGCGCCTCGAGCGGCAGATCGCCCGGCGCGTAGCGGCTCGCGGCCGAGCCGGCACGCAGATAGTCGAACGCGTGGCCGTGCTCGCCGTGCGAGACGAAATAGACGCCGGTGGGGGCCGCCGCGTCGACGCGGACCGTCGCCGTATCCACCTGCTCGCGCCGCCACAGATCGAGCAGCAGGCGGCCGAAGTGGTCGCCGCCGACCGCCGAGACGAAGCCGGTGCGGGCCCCCTGGCGCGCCGCCGCGATGCAGAAGTTCGAGGTGTCGCCGCCGAAGCCTTGCAGATACTGCGGCGAGCCCGGCTGGGACTGGTTGAATTCGACCATCGCCTCGCCGAACGCGAGGATCTCGGGCCGCGCCGGCTGGCCCGACGCCGGTATGGTCCGTGTCATGCCGCTTCGACCTCGCCCCACAGGTCGTGGCCGTCCGCCCCGGTGATCGCCACCGATACGAAATCGCCGACCTTGTAGCGCTTCGCGCCCTTCGGCGCCGGCTCCACGTAGACCACGCCGTCGATTTCCGGCGCGTCGGCGGCCGTGCGGCCGATCCCGCCCTCGGCGTTCACCTCGTCGATCAGCACCTTCAGCGTCTGGCCGATCTTGCGCTCGATGCGGGCGGCCGACACTTCCTCGGCCACCTCCATGAAGCGCGCGCGGCGCGCCTCGCGAATCTCGTCCGGCAACGCGCCGTCGAGTTCGTTCGCCGTGGCGCCTTCCACCGGCGAATAGGCGAAGCAGCCGACGCGATCGAGTTCGGCCTCGCGGATGAAGTCGAGCAGCGTCTCGAACTGCGCCTCCGTCTCGCCCGGAAAGCCGGCGATGAAGGTGCTGCGGATCGTCAGGTCCGGACAGACCTCGCGCCACTTGCGCACGCGGTCCAGCACCTTTTCGGCGTTCGCCGGGCGGCGCATGCGCTTGAGCACGTCCGGGTCCGCGTGCTGGAACGGCACGTCCAGATACGGCAGCACGTGGCCGCGGTAGGCGCCCTCGGCCATCAGCGGGATGATCTCGTCGACGTGCGGATACGGGTAGACATAATGCAGGCGCACCCAGGCGCCGTATTGCGCGGCCAGCTCGCCGAGCGCCGCCACCAGCTCCGTCATGCGCGTCTTGAGCGGGCGGCCGTTCCAGAAGCCCGTGCGGTATTTCACGTCGACCCCGTAGGCGCTCGTGTCCTGCGAGATCACGAGCAGCTCCTTCACGCCCGACTTGAACAGGTTCTCCGCTTCCAGCATCACCTCCGCGACGGGACGCGAGATCAGGTCGCCGCGCATCGACGGGATGATGCAGAACGTGCAGCGATGGTTGCAGCCCTCCGAAATCTTCAGATACGCGTAGTGGCGAGGCGTGAGCTTGATGCCGGCGGCCGGCACCAGATCGACGAACGGATCATGCGGCTTGGGCAGATGGCTGTGGACGGCCTGCATCACCTCGCCGAGCGCGTGCGGGCCGGTGACGGCCAGCACCTTCGGATGAACTTCCTCGATCAGGCCCGCGCCGCTGGCGCTCTTCTTCGCGCCCAGGCAGCCGGTCACGATCACCTTGCCGTTTTCGGTCAGCGCCTCGCCGATCGCGTCGAGGCTCTCCTGGACGGCGTCGTCGATGAAACCGCAGGTGTTGACCACCACGAGGTCGGCGCCGTCGTAGGTACCGGAGATCTCGTAGCCCTCGGCGCGCAGCTGGGTGATGATCTGTTCGGAATCGACAAGGGCTTTCGGGCAACCGAGGGATACTATACCTATACGGGGGCTCGACGTTTGGTTCTGAGACATCTTGGAGTGGGGAATGGCGGCAAAAGCGAGAGTTTACAGCTATTTACGGTTCAGCGATCCAAAACAAGCGGCTGGCGGCAGCGTCGATCGGCAACTCGAGTACGCCGCGCGCTGGGCGGCGGAGCGCGAACTGCTGCTGGATGCGTCGCTTTCGCTGCGCGACGAAGGGCTGTCCGCCTACCACCAGCGCCACGTCAAGCAGGGCGCGCTGGGCGTGTTCCTGCGCGCCGTCGAAGACGGCCACGTGCCGCCCGGCTCCGTCCTGATCGTCGAGGGGCTGGATCGCCTAAGCCGCGCCGAGCCGCTGCAGGCCCAGGCGCAGCTCGCCCAGATCGTCAACGCCGGCATCACGGTGGTGACAGCCAGCGACGGCCGCGAGTACAACCGCGAGCGCCTCAAGGCGCAGCCGATGGATCTCGTCTACAGCCTGCTGGTGATGATCCGGGCGCACGAGGAATCCGACACCAAGAGCAAGCGCGTGAAGGCGGCGATCCGGCGCCAGTGCCAAGGATGGATCGCCGGCACCTGGCGCGCGCCGGTCCGGGTCGGCAAGGACCCGCAATGGGTGCGCGAGGTGGACGGCAGGTTCGAGCTGATCCCCGAGCGGGCCGCCGCCATCCGCGTCGTGGTCGATATGTACAAGAAGGGGCACGGCGCCGTGCGCACGCTGCGCGATCTGCACGAGCGCGGCATGACGATCACGAACGCCGGCCTGCCCAAGGCGACCCAGATCTACAAGCTGCTGGCGAATCGGATGCCCATCGGCGAGAAGACGGTCGAGCTCGACGGCGAGCAATTCCGGCTCGAGGGCTACTACCCGCCGGTGCTCAGCCCGGCCGAGTTCGCGGACCTGCGCAACGCGGCCGGCGAGCGTGGCCGCCGGAAAGGAAAAGGCGAGATCCCGGGCGTGGTGACCGGACTCGGCATCACCTACTGCGGTTACTGCGGCGCGGCGGTCGTCGGCCAGAACATCATGAACCGCCGGCGCATGGAAAACGGTCTGCCCTACCCTGGCCACCGGCGGCTGCACTGCGTGACCTATAGTTCCAGCGCCGGCTGCAAGGTCAGCGGGAGTTGCAGCGTCGCGCCGGTCGAGCGCGCGCTGATGCTCTATTGCTCGGACCAGATGAACCTCACGCGGCTGCTTGAGGGCGACAGCGGCATGACAGCGCTGAACGCCGAACTCGCTCGCGCGCGCGCCGCCGTCGCGGACCTGGAGCGCCAGATAGGTCGCGTCACGGACGCGCTGCTGACCGACGAGGAGCAGGCGCCGGCAGCGCTGCTGAAGAGGATGCGGGACATGGAGGCGGAACTGGAGCGCGAGCGTCATCGCTGCGGGGCGCTCGAGCTGCGGGTGCATGCGGCGGCGTCCGCCGAGGCGCCGGCCGCGGCAGACGCCTGGTCAGCGCTCGTGCGCGGCGTCGAGGAACTCGACTATGACGCCCGCATGCAGGCGCGCCAGCTCGTGGCCGACACGTTCTCGCGGATCGTGGTGTTCCAGTCGGGGTTCTATCCGGAAACCGACGATGGTCTGATCGGGCTGATGCTGATCGCCAAGCGCGGCAGCACGCGGCTTTTGCATGTGGATCGGAAGACGGGAGAGTGGCGGTCTGCAGACGATATCGTCGTTGGCGGCGATCTTCCGCTTCCTCACGGTGCTCCATGAAGGAGCACCGTTCGCTATATGGGCCGAGCGCCACGAACTTTCTGTCTGACGGATAGGGAGGCCGAGCGCTGACACGGCTACGCAAGGAAGGCTCGATGTATCTCCAGGAAACCGGGCGCGGCCTGGACCACGAGCAAGCGCTCCCGGAGTTCGTATCGCCGACGCGCGAGGTGATGAAAATGTGGTGGGTAAGCCGGACGCGGCAAAGGATGGGGATGCCGAGCGTCTGGTGCGGAAGGTGATCATGCTGCGCAGGGCGGGCGTGAAAGCGCATGAAGAGAGCGGCTGGGTGAAAGCCACACTTGCCAAGGCGACCGCGCAGCCGGTCAAGCGGCGCACGAGTAAACGCCGGTGACAGGTGGTGGCACCGATCGCATCTCTCATACTTATATGCATTCGCATCGCAATCCGTGATAAAACGGAATCAGCACCGCCATTAAGGCGATTCTTGTTGTTGCATCACACAAAACACAACAACAAGATAATCTTGAACGATCAATAAATGTTCACAATGCCTTTTGCCATCAAATAATTCGGCTCACGCCTGCCGAATAGAAGGACGTATTTCATCAATTTTTACAAAAAGGAAACTGCCATGACAAGCACCAAAGGTTTCGTTGTAAATAACACGGGCGTCCCTCTTACGTTCGTTGCGGACAATGATCCGGACCACGGTGAGGTTCCGACGATTCTCCTCAACTCGATCGACCCAGGCGGCGAAGGCACGGTTTTCATCGCCAATAGCGATGGAGCGGGGGTCGAAGGGTGGGTTCAGGCGAACGGAAATGGTGCGGTATGGCAGTTGAATTACGACAACCCCGTTATCGGCTCCAATTCCGGGTACGTCAGCAAAAACCCCGGGACTTGTAATGTAGGCGGCGGCACCAATAACACCAACACTTACACCTTGAATCCAAGCACCACCAGCAAGGACTGATCACGCTCGGTGCATGGAATACAAAAAAGTGAAACGCTGGGCCGATAAATCGCCAGAAGGAAATTGAGGCGGTGATTTAGGCGCTCAGCCCAAGGGGTTCGATCGCTCTTCGACGAGGGCGCCGAACCCCGTAAAATCCGGCCTCTCAAGTCGCCTGTCGATTATCTATGCTGCTGGCTTGAGCGTCGCGGGCGCGAGTGCTGCGATCACACGGTCGATCGCGTGATCCTCGACGTTCGGGAACGGCAGCGCCGGCGCGCCGATGCGCGTGAGCGGCGCCGCGTGGTGCCAACCGAGCGGCACGTCGGGCACGACGTCGTTGCCGTTCTTGAACAGATTGATCGGCACCCCCGCAAGCAACAGTTCAAGGCGCGGCCCGGCAGCGACGCGCGGCGGCTCGAAGCCGTACACTGCCACCGGCGCCTGGCCGGTGCTCGTCAGCGCAGCCGCGGCGCAGATCGCGAGAGCGGCCCCGAGCGAATGGCCGACGAGCGTGACCGGCTGCGCGCCGATCGCCGCGACGACGGCCGGCGCGATCGCCGACCAGGCCTCCCAGAACCCCCGATGCACCAGCCCTACTCCAGCGACGTCGATCGGCAGGACATCGAGATCCGCAAGCCAGCTCGCCACATTGTCGGTTCCCGGAAACGCAACGACTAGGCGTGCCGGCGTCTGTCGCACGATCGCACGCGACGCGCTCGCCGCGACACCGATGTCGGGCGCCGCCGTGTAAGCATCACGCGCGAGCAGCGCGTAGTCGTGCGGCGTCACTGGCTGGCCGCCGCCGGCGCGCACGCCGCGCACGCCGCGCTCGCTACACTCGGTGCCGAGGCCGCAGTCGTCGCCGTGGCCTGCCGATAGGCGGCCAGTGCCTGCGTCACCGACAACTGCAGCACGCCGAGCGCCGCGATCGCGATCGGCTTCTGGTTGTCGGGAACCAGCTTCGACGCGAGCACTGCCGATTCGAGCGCCGGGATGCCCGTGCCGATCAGAGCCTGCGCCGAGGTCACGGTGATCGACGCCGCGGCGGTACAGAACAGGCCATTCGCCGAAGCGGCTGCGGACACTGCCGGGTCGATGGCAGCCACGGCGGCGAGGGTCGGCTGCACGACCGTGCAACCGTTCTTCACCGCGGTCTGCAGTGTCGCCAGCGCGCAGGCGGCGGACTGTTGTGAAGCCGACGAGCAGCCGGCCAGGGATGCGACAGCCAGCAAGGCGCCTGCCGCGAGCAGCATGAGTTTCTTCATGGTGAGTACCGTAGGGAGTTGAACGCCGCAGGCGCGGCGGATGGACATCAAGTTGACGATGGGCCGCGGCTGGACGCGATGGAACGCCGCGCAGCCGGACGGCGCTCGGCGCCGCTGGCGGGATCGTTGCAGCTACTGGGCGGGCGGCGGCGCAGGTGCCGGCGGCGGCGCCGCTACAACGGCAACGGACGCCGCAGGCTGGTAACCGCCGGCTGGCGTCGTCATGGGCACGGCCGTCTGCGGCGCGGCGCCGGCAACGCGTGCGTGCCAGTGGTTGTAGATCGCATGCCCGACGGTGATAGCCAGCGCCGCGAGCTGAAGCTGCGCATCGACCGGAATCGCGACCCCGAGGCGCGACGCGCCCCAGTCGATGATTGGCACGAGGCTCGCGGCGCTAAGCGTAAGCGCGCCGGTCTGGATGCTGCTCGAGGTTTGAGGTTGCGGCATGCTGCAGATCTCCTACGTTGCGTGGTGGTTAATCTCGGCGTCGCAGAACCGATAGCCCTCGCACGCGTAGCGCTCGGCGATCCAGGTCGGCAACGGGAGCGGGTGGATGCCCTCGTCCTTGCCGACGTGACGCACCTTGCAGAGCAGCAGGCCGTTGACGGTCATGTCGTCGAAGAGCTGTTTCGAATGCGTGAAGCCGCCCCCAGTCGAACGAGCGCTCGATCGCGTGGTGATGGCCTCGAGCGGAATGGCCTGCCTGCTCGGCCATCGCTTCGCAAATGAAGCAGCGCTCGGCGTGTGCCGCGATGACGTGCTCAGCCTCGGCGGCCGGTGCGCAGCCGTCGATGGTTTGCATGTGGCCTCCAGAAACGAAAGAGCCCGGCGCGCAACCGGGCTGGAATAATTCGGGAATGGTCCGTCCTGCGTGCTGTCGCTCAGGCGAGGTCGAGCGCCGCCTTGCACGACGCCCACAGCGCGAGGCGATCGGGCATGCCGTTCGGCGTGCCGGCCGCGCTCGCGCTGCCGAGGTTGATCGCGCGGCTGATGCCGAGGAAGTCGCCGGCATCAGCCAGCGCGTTGAGGCCGTGGTCAGCCCAGAACTGGGCGGAGACGAGCGCGGCGGCGATCGGCTGGCCGATCAGGTCGGGGCTTGCCTCCAGAGCTACGCCGACCTTCTGGCCATAGCTCCGGAAGTTGTACCGGCCGGTGATTTGCAGCAGGCCGCCGCCGCGGTATCGGAATCCGTCGCCCGCCTGCGTGTTGCCGAGTTCGCGCGCCTTGGCCGCCGGCGGTTCGTAGGCGCGCTGGGCTGGCGTCGGCCCCCACAGCTCGCGTAGCCACTGGAGGCGCCCGGACTCGTGGCCGCACTGCGCGAGGAACGCGGCCTGGCGCGCGGGCGTGTCGACCGCGTAGCGCGCCATCGCATCCGCGATCGGTGCGGCGAACGGCGTCGCGCGTGCGAGCGGGATCTGCAGCGCCGCCGAGAGGATTTGAGGTGTCATGGCACTCATCCGATCAGCACCTTCACGACTACCGCGATCCAGTCGGGGATCGGCTCGTGACATATGTATCTAAAGACGATCAGGCCGACGGTGCCTCCGCCGACCACCGGTACAGCAACATGGCGGATCACGAATCGCCATGCGTCGGCGAGCCGACACATCGTGCGCACGACGCGCGCGCCGCCCTCCCACGTATCGACCATCGACTGCGTGTTCGTCTCGATCTTCGCGACGGCAGCCGCAATCGTGTCGATCTTCGTGTCTTGGTCGGATAGGTGCGCCCTCACCTGCTCGTCGCTCGCGTCAATGCGTGCCTGGATCTGCTTGAACCTCTGGTCTCCTGCGCGCAGGCGGCGCTCGACGCCGTCGTAGATTGGCGTCTCAGCCATCAATCCCCCGAAATGAAAAAGCCGCCTCGCGGGCGGCTTGATTGGTATCCCTAGACGCTGGCCGCGGCAAAATCGACTCGAACATCGGAAAATTCGAATCGGCACTTGACCAACGCCAAGCCGAGCACGACCCGACCGCACAAATCGGCCAACAGCTATGCTACGTGGTGAAATTCCTGCGAACCATGCTCCCGACTTCGCAGGATGCAAAGCGCCTCTCCTCCAGCCTGAACCACCCTATGGTTGGAAGCGCTAGCTAATTCGATGAAGGTGCTGGCCAGCCCCTACGGGATTGCTCAGGAATCGATTTGTAAAACGCCACCCACCTTGCATCCGAAGAATCAACGCCCCCCTGATTCGGGAAATGCGCTTCATCTTGGGGTGAGCTAAACGCCGCTACGATCGTGGCCTCTTTATCATCGGAAAATTGCACGTAAATTTTAGTCATGACTATTCCTTTAGATCGTATAGCGCTCAAGATTGAGCGCCCATGTGATTGAATCGCCTTCCTGCGTAAAGGTGAAATAGATAGTTTGTGGGGTTGTTATCAGGACCTCACTGCTTCCGGCAATTCCGCCCGCTTCGGCCATGGTAAGACCGATTGTCGATCCATCCGTCCCTCTCGCATCGGCATAGACCGTTGCGTTTGCGGTGCCAGAACGATTGGATTTAAATGAAGAATAAAATTTACATTTTTTGGCGTTTTTAGGAAACGAATCGGTACTAATAGCAGTAATATCGGAAGTAGAACCCGAAAACATCGACAACACGCCTCTAGCGAGCACTGCAATATCTCTGTCGATCTGAGTTGCGATTGAAAATTGACCGCTTGAATCAGTCATCCAGACACTCACAAGCGCGCTAGCGATATAGCCCGGCGGCAAGTCGCCGCTGTACACATTGGGCAAGGTCACGTTCGTCGCATTTGTCGCGAGAAGCGCGGCAGTCGCTGTCGAGGGGTTGTAAATAACGTAAATCCCAACGAACCCAGATGCAGGTGCACTTCCCGTGTCCATCCCGCCTGGGCCGGTAGTGGCTAGGTTGATCGTCTTGTCGATGTTCGCCACGCAGTACCGCCCCCCGCCGAGCGCAGTCTCGACGATTACCTCGTCGGCGGTGAGCGTAGCCGTCGAGCTGGGCGCCGTAACGATCATCGACAGGTTTCGCATCGAGCCGACTACGCCAGCCGCCTGAGCCATCGTCACTGCATGATTCGGTGCCGCGGCGGGGCCGATCGACAGAGGAAAAAATTGACGAACTGCCGATCCGCCAATCGCATCGATCTCGTTGCCTCCCGTACCGACGATTTCGATATCGTCTCCGAGTTGGAGCGTGATCGCCCCGACCGCATGGGTTCCGAAGTACAGGAAGTCTCCGTCGCCGGCAACTTGAATCGTCAATACGCCTGAGCCAAAGTTGGTGAACTTGCAATATTTGCCTGGGCCAATCGTGCTGCCGGCGGGGAGAATCAACGCCCCGCTCGCGCCACAGTAGTCGATGTAATTCTGAGAAAGCTGGCTGACCGTGAGTTGGCCGGGCGATTGGATATGCAAATTGCCCGACATATTCCCCTGCATCGCCTGTGCCTGTGCAAGCGTCACCGCATGCGCGGACGCGGTGGCGGTGGCGACCGAGAATGTCTCCGTCGCATCTCCGTTCAGCGCAGCCGAAGACGCGAGCAGGTTCGTCAGCAGTGTTGCAGTCGTGCCGTCGTCGGTTGCGTCCTGCCCGG